GTGTTCCGTTTAGAACAGCCCCTCTGGTTGTACCGGCAGGAGAGAACCAAGGGAATGCAATCTGGTCTGTGCGAGCACAGCAGCCAGCAATATCACCGTTTAGAGGTACATAGCGGAACTTATCAGCAAAGCGGTCAAACATGAACTTGTAGCCGCTATCTAGGATTGCATAGGAGGAAGATGCAACCGTTGAGTAGAAGTCAATTACTCTTGAAGTAATTTCATCAGAAGATAGGGAGACAGAAGCGCCAGTACCTGAATCGGTAATCTGTGAACCTCTATAGGGAGAGATGAATGCTAGTGTGTCTCTTCTTTGCTCAGCAATAGAGATTAGCTTATTAGCAATTGATCTAGCGCCGTTGATATCATAGGAAGCAGATCCCATGAGCAAGAAGTCAATGTCTAGCTCATCATCAGATTCGAAGTTATCGTAACCAGCAGCAATATCAGCAGGAGATACAGCTAGAGCACCTGCAGCAGCAGGATCTTCTCCACCATCATAGTTCTTACCACCGTCAATGACGAGAGGTACGTTACCACAACCGAAGAAATTAATGTTTCTAGCTTGACGATCCCATTCACCACCTGTCTCAGGAGTGAATCCGTTACCAACGCCGGGCTCGAAGGAGCAAGTTACAACGCCAACAGGCTGAGAACCACCGAAGATATAGTCTGAATTATTAGCAAGATACTTTCTCCAGTAAGAAGGAGATCCTACAGAGAACTCAGCATCAGTTGCCTTGGAAAGACCAATGTTTTTCTCAAGGATTGTGCCAGCATTACCAGTTACTTCACCAGTTGCATCAAATACACAGATGTGGAATTCGTCGAATCTAGCTCCTCTGTTTTCACCAAAACCAGTAGTGGTTGGGCGGTTTGCTAGCTGATTCCAGCTAACTGTTGTATTTCTACCAATTCGTACTGTCTGATCGTCGAACCAATCTCTTGGTGTAACTGCAGAAATAGCTGTTGTGATACCAGCAGCATCATAAACAGTAACGCCATCAGCTACAAATGACCATGTACCACCTTGCTGATAATCAACCTCTACGAAACCGTCATCACTGAGGATAGTTTCGTTAGGATTATCGCTAGCTTTGAAGCTAAGGACTTTTACTTGAATCTCTTCAGTTACTGTATTGATTCCAGTAATGATTGACTTTAGGAAGCCTTCAGCTGTTGATGTTGTACCAGCTCCAGCAGTCTCCTTAGAGATATACTGAACAATACCATCACCAAGTACGGGAATAACAGGAGAAGTTGCAATACCAGGAACTGATAGGATTTGGTCAGCCTGACCGTCAATGAATGCTACTAGAACACCATTTGCCCATGAACCAGGATTACGTGCAGCAACGGTTACGCCAGGAATGACGTTCTCATCATATCCTCTGCTCTCATAATCAGCTAGGCTATTAATTTTAATAGAGGAGGCTGTACCTACAAACGCATTGCTTAGTTCGTCGTTGTCGCTTCTTACAACTTGAACTACACCACCATAAGCAAGGTAGGAAGAAATGGTTAGCCATCCCTCATACTGTCTATCGGTAGAGGAGGGCTCTCCGAAAGTCTCTAGTAGTTGATTTTCGCTTGCGATTAGTACAGGCTCATCAACAGGTCCCCTTGAAAATGGGGAAACAATTGCACCAATGCTCTCATTAGAAGTGCTTACATTTCCTAGTGTAAGATCAACTTCTCTAATGACTACACCGGGCGATGCTAAGTTTACTGGCATCTGTTTGTGCTCCCTTGAAAGTCCGAATTAATCTAAAAATATTTATCAAAAATTGACTTTTGAGAGAACTACATATATTCCCACATATGACTCATTGAGCCATACTCATCGATATTTACGGTTGTCCAGTTATCACCTTGAGCATCAGTAAAACCATCATCTTGTAGACCATCACTGAAGAAGCCAAATGGAGCCATGTCCTGGTCTATCTGATTCTCTTTTTCGTTATATATGGCTTTCCGTACATCATTGTCCGTCATTTCTTTGAAGTAGTCTTGGGCGACGACCCACGAGAAGATAACAAGGCACATAGCCAAATCATCATTACAACCATCTTCAGCTGCAAACGTATTATTACGGCTGATAAAAGTTGTGAGCTCTTGGACGATATCGTAGTCTTCAAAGACAAGTTTCTTTTCCTCAACTAAGGTCTTTAAATTTGAACAGCCCAATTTCTTGGTGGCTGAACTCATCTTCACACCTAGTTGAGTTTTAGCACCAGAGAAACCAGAACCAAGCTGTTGACCAGCTCTACCTCTCATACAACACATGAGAAGATTGGGATACTCTAGATCATAATTAAGAATAGATGCTACTTGATCACCAATATCATTGACTTCGATCAAGCAAAAGGCATTATTATAAAGTTTGGCTACTCTCTCAATAAAACTAGGGAATAGCATTGGTTTGACTAAGTTGTCTCGATACTTAGCTACCACTTTGTAAGGGAATTCTGAAACATCAAAGACGACGAAAGCAGAATAATCTTTACCAACACCACGAGCAACGTCAACTGTAATAACGTAGTTCTTGTCTTCTTCGGGTTCATACCAGACATCCAAACTTTTGTTTCTACGCAACGGATTTTTGTAATCCATTGTTCTGAGAACCGTTGGTGAGATCAGCGTATCAACTGAACCAATAAATTCACACTCAAACTCAACTTTGAACTGTTCTTCAGATGTGTTGGCGATTGTCTGCTCTTTCCAAGCCTCATCACGCCCAGGCACCTGTGCCCAATGAACCTCAATGGGATTGTATTCGTTTCTGCCCTTCTCAGCGTCATTCCACATGCGGTAGAAGTGATTCATACCGTGTGGAGTAGAAACAATGATTACTTTCGTTGATTTACCAGAAGTAATAGTAGGATAAACAGAGGCAAAGAATTGCTCTGCAATATTGTTTTGAACGAACGCAAACTCATCGAGGAAGATGATGTTAAACGACATACCTCGGACAGCACTTGCAGATGTAGAAGCTGCCAATATCTTACTGCCATTTTCTAGTTCAACCGATCCTTTGTTCCAAGATATGATACCGTGCTGCATCCAGCTTGGTAGGTTTTCGTATGCAATTTGTAACCTTCCAAGAATTTCTCTAGCAGTTGCAGCTTTGTTCGCAAGGATACCAATGTTAACGTTGTCATTAAAAATCAAATAATGTAATAAGAAAGCTACACAGGTGGTTGATTTACCAGTCTGTCGCGGCATTTTACAGATAGTAAAACGTCTTTCATGGAAGCTTGAAATCAAATTTTCCTGAAAGTCGTACATATTAAAAGGTACAAGACCTTTATCCAAGGAAACAATCTTAATGAAGTTTCTAGCAAAGAAAATGGGATCTTCCTTGCATTTAACATACTGCTTTACCTGATCCAGTGTGAAATTCACTGGAACATTAGCTTTTTTTAAATTAGGATTGCCAAGGTATTGGGTATCAGCCAAAATATCACATTATGTCTATATTATGTAGCATCTTCTTTGTATGCTTCTTTTAAAATAGTAAAAACATAATAACAAGTACCAAAAAGGAGTATCGCCAAAAGAATGAGGATACTCCAAGTAACGTCATTAACGTCGTTATGAGGTCTTAGAATTAAGTTCACTTTTCTTGTTGCTCTAAAATATATTCTACAGTATTAGCAATATCGTTCATTGCTACACGTAGATCAGGCTGTTCTCCTGAATGTTGCTCTGTAATATCATGGGCATTGCAGAGAGTCCATCTCCAACGCCCCATTTGATTGTTATACCACAGATTGATCTTCATATTTTAGCTTGGTGGTGGAACAGGTGCAGGATTAGGTACTGGATCGTTATTCACATCATGTCTTTGATATGCCTGAGGTGTTACTGGTTGGTTCGCGGCATTATGTCTCTGATATGGTTGAACCACTCTTGGGCTGTTATCAGCAGATCTAGCTACGAAATCTGCGTTGAAATTTTTGTATGAAAAATTAGTCCATCCATCACCAGGATCACTTGAATCAGCATCAAAGCCTGGTTGTGGGTTCAATGGATCGTTATTCACATCATTGGCTTCGTAGAGCCAATTAGTATGAGTTAAAATCATGGACCTTTTTTAATTATTTAGGTGCCCTTATGAGATACAGATGCTTTCACAATTATGAAGGTAATTACAACAATAAAATAAGCAGCCGCAC